TGGAGCTCTAAGATGAATGAATATATACACGGTATATTATTGGGTATTACCATACAAGGAATAAGTTTTTATAATTTTGATGAATTTCATTTGTTTTATATCCCATATGACATATACCCCGTTATGCACCATATAACATTTTTGTATATCACACTGATACTGACATCAATTGCAACATTTGTGTATAAAAAACGAAGGATATATGAAGAAATTTCGGATACATCGAGTGTAAATAGTGGTAGTGAATTACTCGAATCAATACCAGAAAATGGGGAAGTTAACGTCTAGGTCTGACGCGTAAACTACTGAGGTCTCTCCATGGAGTTGGTGGACGACGACGAAGGGGTGGTGGTGCCGAGGGATTACCCATTAGGTCTTTTAATTTCAAGTATAAATGTTTGAGTTCGTTTGATATCTCCACATACGCCCATTCTGTTTTCGTGGGGAACATTTTATCATCATCCATTATCTCCATGATGTTTCTTAGATGTTCCATACCTAAGTGAACCCTAGAATTTTTATTTTTCAATAAAAACAATCAACCAACATGGAAGATCTCCAAAGTCTTATGGCCTGCCTTGACGACATCTCCAACAAGATTGGAGATGGTATGTACTTGGACATGGCTGACAAACTCAAACGCATCCACGACAAGCTCAATGGCGACAAACCGTTCCACGAAGACTCCTTCTACTACAGTGACGATGATTCTGAACTTGACAGCAACAGTGATGATGGCTCGGACAGTGACTTCGCCCCGAATCTCGATCGAACACGTCTCTCTGATATTGCACTTCTCAGAGACAGGCTTCTGGGTGCTGTGAAGCAGATGCACGAGGAGTACAAGGTTCTCATGAAGTGGGAAAAGGAAGCGAGGCGTACTTGGACCCCCATCAATCGTATGACTGCGTTTCGAAAGACTCAGGCTATCAAGCTGTGGTGTGAAAAGAACACTCGTTGGGCTTCCGGCGGTGAGGCTGGGGAACTCGTTGGTCACCTAAGCACCGCCGCCGTGCCGACAAGCGGCTGGACCTGGAAAAATCTGGTGGAAAACGGTCTTCGGACAATTGTGGTGGAAATTGCAACCGAGGAGGAGAAGGTAGCCTTGGCGAACCGCCTTGGCTGGGCACCAGTCTACTATGATGAACTTTCACTCAAAACACTCCAAAAGCTTCCCGCCTTTGAGAAGAAGATTTACGATGACTACAAGGAAGAATGCCAAAGGAAAATGACCGAGTACTTCAACAACGCTAAGTTAAAGGTGGTTGAGTCTAAGGCAAAGATGACCGGGTTGGAGATGTTTTGTGTGGATAGGGAGAGGGAGTTGGAGCAACTTGATGCTCCTGTCTATCACCGCGATTACTGGGAGGCCGCGACACACGAGTTTTGGGTCGCCCCCGGGCGAATGGTGGACCATGGGTGGGAGGCACGGGTCGAACGGCGCCTTTAAATAAATTAGCACCTAAGTTTGTAAGAATATTTGTAAATTTCATCTAAAAACATGGCTACTCAACAAGACATTCTACGCACGATGATGACACAGCTGGACGAGGCCTCGGATAAAATCCCCGAAGGCCTCTACCTCCAGTTCTGTGATCATCTCCAAAACCTTCACAATAAGACTGGATCATTTTCCCGTATCGGACGTGGTCGCCACCAAACGCGTGTGGGGACCATTGAGGAAGCTCCGCAGATTCCCCCAAATGAACACGGATACGTGGATGTTCAAGATTACCAAGAAGCGATTGACCGAATGGATGGTATCCGTAACGGAGCCCACCGGCGATCTTCGGGTCCGCGTCGCTGTGGTCGCTGCCGCCAGGTGGGTCACGATAGGCGTAGCTGCCGCTACCATGAGGATGATCGAGTCGCACTTTATTCAGCATACCGGGATGGACAAACACCAACCGAAGCGGGTATCGAGAGAAAAACTACCTTTCGTTCAAACTACGCAGACTGGAGCCGCGATAATGGAGGTAGAGCCCACTTTGAAGTTGATCTACCAGAAGCCGAGTTTTCTCAACAAGGCGGGCGCGACACCTGTACATACGCGAATCTTGGTTCTAGACTTGAAATTCGTGTGGCGGGGAAGTATAAGACGTATATTGGTCTGCCGGCGAAGATGATTGACATCGGGGAAACCAATTGGAACCCACAAACACATTGTCTCAAGATCGCCTTACAAATTGCGAAACCTTAGAAAAATAGCCATGTAATATAGTGATGAATGTACTTCAAAATGTAATGCAAATCATAGACAGTATATCTGATAAAATCCCTGAGAACGTCTACCTATCCCTCTGCAACGAGTTAAAGAAACTTTACTCGATCATCCCCCGACCAACCCTTTCTAGAACAAATAGTGCCGCCAACGTACCCTCAGCCTCACCTGCGAATGGATATTGGTTTAGATGACATCACCTTAGCTGAGCTTCAAAAGCAACTCATTAAGTCGGTTTAAATAATAATATTAACATATCATATGAGTAACAGGCCCATACCAATCAAGCTATTACCAGCGGGTGCAAATCGCACCCAACTTCTGAAAGCTATTGGTGAGAAGAATGTCAAATTTCATCAGAATGATTATATAGAAAAACTGGCGGGACAAAAGGCAAAGGAAGGTAAGATAGGGACAGGTCAACATGCCACTATTAGTCTTCTCGCTATTGAGAATGCTTCTGAAATTGCCAAGACGTATATTCAGGCTCCGGGTCTATTCGAGCAAATCATGAAAGATATTATTGGAACTCGTGGATACATATCGTATCAAATCAAAACTACCAAGAATAACCTCAATATACAGAGAAAGCAGCATCCCAAAGATCACTTCCAAGACTTCATCTTAGTTGATGAAACTTTTGGAAATGGCTCGGGTCACTACGGTCTCATACATTTACAGCACCAAAACGGTAAGGTGCGTGTATACGATTCTATGTATGGAGCGGGTGGTTCCTCTTTTGAAAAGGTGGCACAAAAATGGACGAAAACCAATGGGAATAGACTACCACTGAGGTCTAAAACATCTTGGAATATTCCTGAAGTACGGTCTATATTTGGATGTAAAGCAAAAGTCCGCAACCGCCCGAATGGGAATATCGAAGTTATATCAGTACAACCCTCGGGTGGTTTTGTATCAACCAATTATACAAACTTTTTGAATGAAAATTATAATGGCCAAGGACGTAATGGTTTTGGAAAACAAATTGAAAGGCTTTATGGTAAAGACGTCGCAAAGGGGGCATTCAGGCTTTCACAATACGATGAACTTTCGCAACACCATTTCTGTTACATGGAATCTATCTACGCTATGATGTTGGCAATTGGTCTTACCAAAAACCCTGGACCTAATGATCCTCGTAAACGTATCTCTTTTATTAAGAAGTTCATTTGGGGTATGATTCATAAGTATACACCCAAAAGTCAACGTAGAACTGCTAAATGGAAATATTTCTCGAAAACCTTCCCGTATACCATGACCACCGAATCTAAAACTGGAAAGTCGCTTAAACTGTGGAGGGGGTCTGTGCAACTCCCCGATAATGACGGAACTTTCAAAACTAAGACGTTAAAAGCGAGTTGGAATGGGTACGATAAAATTGATCCATCATGGTCTCTTACCGATGTACTTAATTGGGTACATACCGGTCGGTCACCCAGGGGTAACCGTAACGCCAACTCCAACTCCAACTCCAACTCCAACTCGAATTCGAACTCAAATAATATCAATTTCGTACAAATGAGACGTCCTACTCGATCTGAAAAACGTAATATTGACCCCAATTACAACTCCAATAATAACCGCTCAAACTCCAACAACAACCGTAAGAGCAACTCAAACTCAAACTCCAACAACAATCGTAGGAGCAACTCCAACAACAACAACAATCGTAAAAATAAAACCTAAGTCAAGTCAAAACCTTGTATTTTTCAACCAACAAACAACAAACAACAAACAACAAACAACAATGAACTTTGAAATCCAAGCTCTCGGCGGCAAGCTCATCGGATCCCGCTCCGCCATGAAAACTTTGGATCGTCTCACGACCCTCCTCCCCAACGCTAAACTCAACTTTGAGGTCATCCCTCCCCCGGAGACCAAGAAGGCTGAGTTTGGCAGTATGCCCAACTTTCGCGACCCGGTCCCTGAGACCGACTCTGACGAGGATGATGATGACATCATGCATGACCCTGACATCCAAGAGATGGTAAAAAACGGAGAACACACCTGTCACATGTTTGACGCTCATTGCCAAGCATGTGAAGATGACGAGGAGGACGAGGAGGACGAGGAGGACGAGGATGACATCACCCTCGCGGACCTTAAGGAACAGCTCGAGGATAATATGACCCTCGCCGAGCTTCAGAGGACACTAATCCTCGCCGAGTAGGTCAATTTCTTTTTCGTAGGTGTGGGACATGAGTATAGATTTTAAGTCTCTAGAAAATGTAATGTATTTTTTCGGTATGTCACCCCATAGACGTTCGTTCGATACAAATGCATCAAGGGATCCGTCTTGTAGAAGTGGTTCTAGGAGTAGCCAATTTGGTTCGGTGTATCTAATTTTGCTACATCCTCTTGCAAACTTTCGTGCGTAGATGTACCACCCAGCGATACTTCTGTATGTATGTATAGGACGTTTACCCTGCTCCAGACATACTCGAAGTGATGGTAAAATAAAAGTGTGAAACTTTGTGAATCCATCCATACAGATACGTTCAAGTTCGTCATGATTTGCAGCGGAAGACAGTCTTTCTTCAATTATTTCAGCGTATTCATCAATATCAAAAGGGAGCTCCATTTCGATTGAAGGAATGATCTCTTCTTTTTGAAGTTGTTTGAAATGATTGCGATGCGCCTTATCATTCATGACTTGGTCGAATGTGTCATACCCAGATAGAACACCGATATACGCCAGTGAAGTGTGTCCACCGTTGAGAATACGAATTTTGGTCTCTTCATAAGGTTCAAGGTTATTTGTTATGGTGACTCCAACCTCTGCCAAATCTGGAAAGTCTGAGGCGAACTTATCTTCTATGACCCATTGTGTGTATTCTTCACACTGTATGGCATTATAACCAAAATCTGGGTAAAGTTCTTCAACTTCTTCACGGAGAACGTGTGTTGTACGTGGTGTAATTCTATCGACCATGCACGATGGAAAATATACATTTTCTCTTACCCAATCTGCGAGTTCATACTGATTAGTTTGATAGAGATAGGCTAAAAATTGTGTTTCGAGAACGATACCATTTTGGCGAATGTTATCACAACACATGATTGTGATTGGCGTCTTTCGGTTTCTAAGACCACATGCAAGGTATTCAAAGAGGGGGGACCCTGGTGCATACCCACTTTCTGTGACGGTTATGGTCACCAAATGAACACTTTGGAGTGCAAGCATATGCTTTGCTATCGTCCTATTTTTGGTCCAATCTATGTAGTCAAGATGAGACCTAACTAGACGATAGGATGTAGGGGTTTTGAGAACATAGTCTTCAATTTCACGAAATCCCTCATTTCTTAGATTAACAGCTACGATACCCCAACGAAGATCACCAGTTTTCTCCATGTAGTCATCTACATAGACAGCCTGATGGGATCGATGAAACGCCCCATAACCTATATGAACTATACCAGTTTGACAATCAGACTTATCATACGTGGTTTTGTACATTCTTTTCATTACAAAAGATAATTTTAAGCCACTTAGAAAAATTACTTCCAAATACAATAAGATGACAGAACTTTTACGTGTCATGCAAATTATAGACCAATATTCAAATGTAATACCAGAAGGTGAATATTTAGAAGCTTGTAATATTTTGAAGAAATCATATGAAGAGAGAAATGATCCAATATTTCTTTTTGATTATGACAACTTTCGAATACCTTCAGTTACTCCGGAGAATACATTTCATTATTTTCACGACTATTACTTTGATAAAGCTGTGAGAATGGATAGTGATTTTATAAATGGATCA